TGTGCGCCCTGCTTGGTGCCCACTCCGGCGCGAGCGGGTGGACGCGCCGACCGCACTCCTGGCAGCGGAACCCATCACGCAGGAAGCAGGAGACGCGCAGAGCGGCAAGGTCTGCGCCGGTGAGCCGCACGATGCCGAGATTGCCGGTGGTCACTGACATGCCAGCGCCTTCCGTACCACGTCGATCGCTTCCCCGCTCGTCACCATCTCGGTCGTAAACCGGAACACGAGCCATTCGCGGAGTGCGGATTCGTTCATCTTTCGACAGTCGCCCACAAACCCCTCGCCGCGACTGTGGCGGGACTTTCCAAATTTCGTTCCCCCGTCGATCTCTACTGCAACCTTGTGGTGGGGCCACGCGAAGTCGAATCGCCAGAGTCGCGGGGGGGCGAACGCATACTCCCGCTCCGGGGCAAGGTTGTAGGCCTTGCAGTGGAGAAGGAACGTCTCCTCTCCCGCACTCAGTTCCTTCGGTAGCTTAGGCATGGCCGCACTTCCCGTCTGCCACGTCAGCCAGAGGCGCAGGGTCTTCCTTGGACAACTCCTCTACAGCCCACATCCAAACCACCTCGGACGGGCTAGCGCACCCCCGCTCCATCGCCTTCGTGATGGCCTTGTTCACGTCGTCCATCTGGCTCTCGCTCAGCGGCACCCGCAGGAACTTCTCGCCCTCGATGTGCTGGTTTGGGTGGTTGGCCTTGACGTGGGCGACCAGGCTCTCGGTTCTTCCCTTCGCCGCGGCGAGCACCTTCGGGTCCCGGCGCACGGCGGTGGAGAGCTGCTTCATGGTTCGCATGTTGCTCTGCGGGATCTGCGCGAGGTCGGCGGCCGGCACGTCTTGTAGCTCCTCCACGTCACGCAGGGCGGCGTACACGGTCGAGTAGGAGTACGGGCAGGCTATCCGCACCCACCGGGCGAAGGAGCGGCAGGGGAAGCCGTCTGCGGGGTCCATACGGTGGCGCCACAGCAGCCGCTTGTGGACGGCGAGCACCATCAGGCCAATGCTGGCGTAGCGCAGGCGCTCGTCCGCGTCGTAGGAGTGCAGGCTGGCGTAGACCTCGGCTTCGGCGTCTGGGTCGGGCAGTTTGGTTAGGTCGGTCACAGTGCCTCCTTGAGCTTCGCCGCGATCTCTACAGATGGGTGCTCGTCGTAGGCGAGCACGGTGGCCTCGTAGCAGGCCCCAATGATACGTCGAAGCGCCGCCTTCTCCTTGAGAAGCTCCAGATGCTCGCCCACCGCCAGATTGCGGATGTTGTCTTCGGTTAGGTGGCAGAGGTAGGCTGGGCCACCGATGCGATCGAGTTCCCCTTGGCGCTTCATGGCGTCGATAAGGAGTATCAAGTCGATGGGGCGCGCGATAGACAGCCTCGATCTGATGCAGCAGAACACGCGCTGGTGGGAGTGGAGCGAGAAGTCCTCTTCGGTCAGAGTCTTGGCCACATCCCACGCGGGGTTGTTGAGCAACAGTTCCCCTAGGATCACGCGCTCGGAGTGCTCGTTGGATGGGAGGGGACGCCCCGGTTTAGCCTTCATACCCGCCTCCATTCGATAAGGTCGGCGTCCGGCTCCCGGCCCAGCAGTTTGGCGTCGAATAGCCGTTTGGCCTTCGCGTCCAGGGAGTCCTGACCTGCGCCGTCCAACTCGCGGTCGGAGAAGAACCGCTCGGCGCTATCTCGACGGTCTGCGGCGACTTCACGCATGATCTGTAGGGCTAGGTTCGTCCTCATGCCGACAACTCCTCCCCGAGATGATCTTCCTTGTTATTTACATCCATGTGATGGTAGCATGAGGTATGGCTGGAACAGTGACAAAGCCCTGCGAAAGATGCGGAATCCTGTTTACCGTCTACACCTCTTGGGCTCGATTCAGAAAGACGTGCTCGAAGGAATGCACGCGCAAACGCGTGCCTAGAACGTGCTCCACCTGCGGGACCAAGTTCACAACCCACCCTTGCCGCCCTAACGCGCGGTTCTGCGCGGACAAATGCAGGAAAGTATGGTTTTCTGCATCCTTCAAGGCCGATAAGAGTCCCCACTGGAGAGGCGGGGGATGGGACTATCGAGGCCCGGTCTGGCGCAGGCAGCGCAGGGCTGCTCTCGAACGGGACGGCCGTGCGTGTCGGAAATGTGGGAAGACTAAAACTGATCTCGGCCGAAACCCGGACGTAGCGCACCTCAAGCCTTTTAGCTCCTTCCCGCGAGGATGCGATGAGGCGCACGATCTGGACAACCTCATCTGCCTGTGTCGCACCTGCCACACCAAATACGACTTCGCTATAGGCGTTCGAGGCCGTCGCCATGCGGGTGCTCCTCTCCCTTGAAATATTCGTCCCAGTGGGCTTTCTCATACTCATCTTTGTGCTTCATGTAATACCGCTGACGGTTAGAGTGAGAGCCATGCTCTGACTTGCCCAAGGGCTTTAGGTTGTCTCCGCAGCACCCAGTATTTAGGGTGTCTCCATCAATATGGTGTACGTCCTCGTCCGGTCTGAGCTTGCGGCCCAGCTTTGCCTCCAGTACCAGGGTAGCCACGCGCACGTCTCGGTGAGGCCCAGCCTTGATGACGAGGTAGCCTTTCGAGTCCACGCGGGTTCCTCCTTTGAACTTAGCTGGCATCGAACAGGTCTCCTTCCGTCATGGCTGCCTCGTGGCTGCGAAGTGACGATCCAGCGCCGCACTCACCATGCCCTTGGTCGCTCCAACAGGTATCGCCAGCCGGTATTTTTGGCAGAGAGCAACCTGCTTCTCGCTGGGGGCGTCTGTGCGCCACCTGGACTCGCGCGCCAGCAGGCTCTTGACTCCCCCTCCATCCATGATGGCCCGGTCAGCCGCATTGAAGGCTCCCGCGAGGTTCTGGGAGGAGATTGAAACCTCAGCCCCGTTCAGCCGGCCGCGCACCCACCACTCGCCCAGAAGGTCGGCGGAGAGCGTGATGCGCTCCCGTCCTACGGGGATCATGTAAGCATCGCCCTGCTTCGTCCATGCCAATTCGGTGAGGCGTGTGGTTTCGGGAGGGTAAGAAACTTTGAATAGCTGGATGTTCTCGGCCATCGTCTTCAGTTCGTCGAGATTGCGGAGGTCGGCGATATTGGCCGTGGGGAACTCGGCCGCAATGCGCTCCAACTGCTCCCTAGCCTTCGTGAACTTCTCGCCCTTGAGGTCCAGGTCTTTGGGAAGCCCAAGCAGGCTCGACACGGTGCAGAGGTCATGCTTCGATGCGGTGTCGCACACGTCCAGCACCAGCAGGTCAGCCTTACCCTCGGCGATGCGCGTCCCGCGGCCTACCTCCTGCGCGTAGCGGACGAAGCTCTTGCGCGGCGCCGCGAGGACGATGCAGGAGACGTAGGGGTCGTCGTAGCCGATGCCGAGCAACTGCGCGCAGCAGATGACGGGGTACGCGCCAGCCTTGTGGCCGTCGATCTTGGCCTGGCGTTCAGGGTCTTCTCCCCACACCGCCTTAGCGTTGATGCCGTGGGCCTCGAAGGTGGCCGCGAGGTCGAGTGCGTGCTGGACGTTGGCAGTGAAGCATATAGTCCTGCGCCGCCATGCGTGCTTCGCCCACTCCTTGACGACGATGGCGTTGCGCTCGGGCGTATTGACGGCGGTGGCAAGGTCCTTCTCGATGAACTCCCCGCCTCGCGTTCCCACGTCCGAGAGGTCGCCGTGTCCCGAAACCCGCATGGCGCGGATATCGCAGAGGTAGCCGGACGCGATGCCGTCGCGGATGCCCCAGTCGAACACGATCTCATCGAATAGCAGCTTTAGCCCCTGGCCGTCGTTCCGGTTGGGCGTGGCGGTGATTCCGAGAAACAGAGTCTTCGAGCGGGATCGGTCGAGCAGCCCAAAGTGGTCGTAGACGCGCTTGAATGAGTCAGCTACGCCGATGTGGGCCTCGTCCTGGATGATGGCGTCGAACTCGTCGGGCTGGAACCGCTTGATTCGGTCGGATCCCTTGCGCCCCAGCGTGGGTATAGACGCGATGACAAACTGGTCCATCGGGCCCGCGAACTGGCCGGCCATCTCCGTTCCCACCCACGCACCGGGGTTCCATGCTGCCATCGCCTTAGCTGCTTGCTGGGCGAGCTGGTCCATGTGAACCGCGAACATGATCTTCCCGGTGAATCCGTGGTGCCTCCGCAGGTTGGCGGCGATGGCCGTCTTCCCCCCCCCGGTCGCGAGCACGGCAAGCTGGTTGAGCACGCCGCGGTCGAGTGCGGCCTTGGATCGGGCGAGGCAGTTGGCTTGGTAGTCTCTAATTTCCACGCGCAGCCACCTTGTGGCACTGCCAGCCGCCCTTGTCGCGCCACTGGGTAAAGAGTTTGTCGGGGTACGGAACTTTCAGCAGCCGCTCCACGGTGTCCTCGTCGATCGCAGGCCCGTAGATGTAGAGCGTGCCTCGCCCCTTGAACCGCACCAGAAGGTAGCCGTCGCACCAACCCACCTGGTCGAGGTTGCGGCCCTTGGTGACAGGCTTGGGTACGGTGCGCGATATGAGGTCGGATGCCTTCATGCTCGCGCCTCCTCCTCCGCGTCACACGCCGCACACGCAATATCCGTGCTGACACCGTGCTCGCATGTCTCTGGCTCTGGCCTGCAATCGCGGCACCGGCCCTTCGCGTCAACGGCGTACTCCGCAACCGCCTCCTCGCAGTTCTCGCAGATAAAGCAGGGGTGCAGTCCGCCGTCGATGTCGTCTGGGTGACAGCCTGGGGGTAGGTTGTTCATCGGTACGCCTCCGTGGACGGCTTGGTGGCAAACTCGGGGTTGTAGGCGTCCAGTCCACGGAGCGCGCACCGCAGTTGATCGCGGGCCTCCTCGGTTTGCACCGGGTCCCCGCCGCGCAGCTCACGCTCTGCGGCCTTCTGGAACGTCTCGGCGTAGGCTATGGCGATCTTGAGGGCGTCGTCGTGGTAGCTCATGCGCCCTCCAGTTGGGGCATGTACTTGCGGGCGAAGGCGAGATACTCCTGCGCGAGTTCGGTGCAGTCGGCGGTGAGCGCCGGGTAGCGGAACTGCTCAAGTTGGTGCAGGGCGCGAACCTCGTAGGACTGTCGGGCGTGGGCCTCGCTGTGGGAGTCCTGTCCTGCCGGATCGAAGTCCTCCGGGTTGATTGTCTCGCCAAGGTGCTTCATCTCCCAGACATTCCAAATGAAGCGGTCAGCCTCGAAAATGTCGAGGTAGAAGCGGTGCTGCCACGAATCCAGGTACTTCTCCGCGTCGAACCGCTCGGTCGTCTTGTGGTCGTAAATCGTCTTGTGCTCGATGGCGTCCACCTGGCCCGACACGATGATGCCGCCGTAGTCCTTACCCCTGCGCCACTCGCGCATCCGTGGCAGATAAAGGTTGAAGTCGCCGGCGAAGATGAACGAGTAGCCGTCCACCCGCGCCGTTTCGGACTCGCCAGCCTGGGCGTGCTCAAGGAACTTGTGGAACGCGGTTCCCTTGAGCATCGCTTCGGAAGGTTTGTCGGAGAGGATGCAGTTTATCAACCAGCCGACATCCGACTCCTCATCGGCCTTCCATCGGGCGAACGCTGCAACGTGTGAGACTCGGGCGGTGATCATGCCACTACCGCCTCTGCTGGTGCCACGTAGACCTTCGCTTTCTTGTCGAAGGTGAAGCCGAGGGCCGTGGCCCGCGCATGGAGCATCTCACGCAGGGGAGCCGCCAGCTTTTGCTCCACAGCCAGCTTGACGAGCGTGTTGATGGCCTTGAGGTCGGCTGCTTCGTCTACCGCCGCCTTCCACGTAGTCGCCTCCTTGACCGCCTCCGCCTGGGCCTCGGTGAGCTTGTTGATGCTGCCCTTGATCTGGCCAATCACGTCCGCGAGGAAGTGGGGGTTCTTGTCGGGGTGGGGGAATTGGAGCCGGGGGAGCTGCGCCGGGTTCTTTCCGAAGCCTCCCTCGCGGGGATCAAAGTTGAGGAAGCGGTTGCCAGTTCCGTCCACCTGAATGCGGCACATGGCGTCCGACGATTTGTAAATCTCGTTCTTTGAACTTCCTTGAGCGTCGATGCGCTCCATCGTGTCGTCGCCGTTCTTCTCCTCGCTCATGTGGCAGATGAGCACCAAATCCTTGCCGAGCGACCGCAGATAGCTCTGCCACTGCGTAAAGCGGCCCTTGAGTTCCCCGTAGCCTTGGAGCGACAGATTGCCGCCCCGTCCGGCCTTGGGGTTCTTGGCGATGATGTCCACGCCCATCGCGTCGAGTGCGCGGCCCGCAGTATCTACCACGATGGTCTGGTAGGGTTCGAGGTCTTCGGCGGTCATGGACTCTACATCCGCCCACTTCTGGACGGGCACGGCATCGCCTCGGTTGCTGGCGCGGTATGCGCCCTTGTCGAAGTCGAGCATCAGCGGCTTCTCTGCGGTGAAGCCGAGCGTGGACTTTCCGAGTCCAGGTTGTGCGTAGCATGTCAAAACGATATTTTGAACCGGCATAGGCTCAGTGGCCTTGATGATCTTGAGGGCCACGGTTACACCTCCGCCGCTACGGGTTCGGGCTGCACGATGCGGATAGAGATTTCAATGGTGTTGCCAACGTGGACAGAAGAAAAATCTTCCTCTGCCACGGGTAGATAGGTGTGGTCTGAGAGAGCGTAGATCATCAACTTATGCCCACGCGCGGTCTGCACTTTCTGTACTACCTTAGCTTGCATTTGGTTGCGCCTCCATGCGCGATTTGAAGATGATACACCATGAGACAGGGGAATGCAACAACTATTTTCCGACACAAGACAGAATTGCATCCACATCTGCCCGTGGCACGAAGACGCGGCCTGGGCTGATGCGGCGTGGGTGAATCTTGCCGGCGCGTACCAGCCGGTAGTAGGTGGCGCGTGACAGGCGCAGGGCGGTGAACGCCTCGGGGATGGTGAGGTAGGCGCATGAGCCGCAGTAGCCACCTGTGCGCCCGTGGACGCTCGGGACGGCCTTCTCGCCGCAGTGGTGGCACTTCACGCCGAGACCTCCACGAGTCGCTTGAGCACGGCTATGGGGTCTACCTTGGCCCAGAAGGATTTTATGGCGGCGCCGGCGTAGGCGGCTCTGGCGGCGTAGTAGTAGTAGGCGGCGGCGGCGTTGGCGGCGCGGACGGCGGCGTCGGCGGCGGCGTCGGCGGCGTTGGCGGCGTAGGCGGCTCTGGCGGCGTCGGCGGCGTAGGCGGCTCTGGCGGCGTCGGCGGCGTAGGCGGCTCTGGCGGCGGCTCTGGCGGCGTCGGTGGCGGCGGCGTAGTAGTAGTCGGCGGCGTTGGCGGCGCCGATGGCGGCGCCGGCGGCGGCGTTGGCGGCGCCGGCGGTTTTCTCATTGGTCATCGTCTTCCACTTCTCGCCGTATCCACCCTTGTCGGCGACGGGCTGAATCTCCGGCAGCACGACATCCCACATCCAATCGAGCACGATAGCGGATCGTTCGGCCTCATGCTGCCGGCCGGTTCCAGCGGCCAGGGGCAGCAGGTTGCGCCATTCGATGCTGTTTCGCATCGCGTCCGGCATGGCATCCTGCACGCCAATGATCCACTTTCCGATGACAAGGGACATGCAATCAGGTACACGGTCGGTCAGCTCGCCAGTGAGGGCGAGATTGATCGCGGCGATGGAGCAAGCCTCTTCCTTGGTTCCAAGGCCAGAGGGTAGGTGGTGAGTGTTGACGTAGGCGGCGATTGCGGCCTGCTGTTCAGCGGTAATGGTGCTCATTGGGTCTCCATTCTGTTGGGTGCGTTCTTGATTGCGGTTTCGAGGGCTGCGCGGGCACGGTCGAGGTCTTCGGCTGCTTCGCGCAGGTACATCTCGGCGCCACGCTTGCCCAGCTCGGCCATGCGGACGGCTTCGTATGCTGCTTCGAGGTGGTCACTCATCGTCCCACCAGGCTAAGGGTCAGGATCGCAGCGCAGGCCACGATCGCCAGCACACAGACGCTACCGGCGGCGAAGATGAGGGTGCGGATGAACTCGCGGCGGTCACGTTCGCGGCGGTAGGCAAGGATGGAGCCGTTGGGGTCGAAGATGTGCATCACTTCGCCTCTTTCAGGAAGGCGATTAGTAAGTTCGCCTGCCAGAGAAAATGGTTGCTGAGGGCGAGAAAGAAGCGATCCATCACGCGCTCAAGGTCTGCGCCAATGGGTATGGCCTGCACGAAACGCAGGGGGAACTTCTTGGCATCATCGTTCGGCATTCCCT